ACTGGACCCCCTACACCATTTGTTGGATCTTTTTCAAATGACATACCTTGAATAGTACCTTTAAGACCAACTTCTGTTTTTCTATCACCTTTTCTTACCTCAATCTTCTGTTGCCACATCATAACTTTACTTGGATTCATTGGACGGTACCATGCAGTATGTTCATTTAAGAATGCAGCATATTCATCTAAAAATTTCCAAGATCCTTTTTCATTAATATAGTCTTTAAGACTAGCACCCATTTTTAAAGTAACTCCTGCTTCAAACCATTGTTGATTTATAAGTTTACCCATATGATAATAAGAAGATGCTATCTGACGTTTCTTTAAAATAGCAGAGTGTTTATAGTTTAGTTCTGCTAAAAGTTCATAAAGAGCCATATGATATTGAGCATCTCTAATTTTAGCAAAGTCAAACTTTTGTTGTTCTTTATCAAAGATTGGTAAAAAATTTAACCACATATAGTATTCTCTTGCAAGAAACCAGGTAGAATCTTTATCCTTTATAATTATACCTTTTCTACATTTAACTTTTTGGTCATCCCAATAATTTATAAAGTCTCTTGATTTGAAGGGAGCTGTACAGTATACCCCATCTTTTTTAAATTTAGTTGACTCTGATATAAATACTTGGTTTGTAAGTTCATTAAACTTATATTGACCTGGTTCTTTAAAAAGATCTCTAATAAAGTTACTGAAGTCTTCTCTGGATTCAAAACTTGTAGTTGTCCATTCTTCGTTTTCATAAGTTGGTATGTCTTGATAAATTTCACTCATAGTTACTGATCATATGCTGTACCTATTCCTCCACGCACTCTACTGGACTGTTCTTCCTGAAGATCTTTGTAGGCACCTTTAAATGATGCTCTAATTGCTTCATAGTTTTTAGCTGCAGCAATTAATGAATTTATATTTCCATCTCTACCAGCAGTAATTGTTGTAACCTCCATATATCTTGCTAATCTATCTAGCATAGATGCAATACCTTTATATGCTCTGGATGTAGGAGTCTCATACATTTTTTCACAAAACTTAAGAGCTATAAAGATTGTTTCATCTTCAGTAGAAAACTCTGCTCCAATCTGTTGTAGTACTAGAGATTCTTTATCTACATCTGGAGTAAAGAAAAATGGATTTAGATCAGGATTTGGACAACACATATAAAATAAATACATGTATATTTTAAGATAATCATCCGGATATTCATCCATTACATCTTTAAGAGCTTTTAATGTATAGCAATGTTCAGTAGGTATTACTACTCCATTCTGTACATCAAATAGTTTAGTTAAAATCATTTCTTTTTAATTTTATGTCTATTATCACTAAGGTAGTGAATAATTGCTAATACTTCATCTACCAAATAAGGTACTGAAATTGGTATGACTTCTTTTACAATTGGTTCCCCGTTTTCATCTAACTTACTTATAGGATATCCCCAATCATCTTCTTTCTCTACTTCAAAAGTAATATGATGTATAAATATTCTCCCCGGCTTTAATTTTGGATTATGCTTAAGTATAATATACATATAAATACTAAGCTGTAATGCATAATGATAAAAATTACAATCATCAAGACTATCTACAGGAGAAGTCATTTTTTCAGATTTACCATCCCAGTCTACATAAGATTCTTTCTTTATTTCTTTATTAGTTTTATAGTCAATGATATTTACTTTACCATTGACTATTTCAACTAAGTCTGATTGACCACAGATTCCTGCTGATCTTAAATAGACCATATGTTCTGGATACACGCCTGGTTCTAGTTTTTGACTTGGAGCAAGTTTCACACCTTCTCTAACTTCAGAAGGTTTAAATACAGGAACAGTTACTCCTTCCCTTTCTATTGAAGCTAAAGAACATAAATCACTCTCTCTTTGATTATGATACCATGTACCAAGAGTAGTTGATCTAGTAGATTCATTATTCCATATTTCCTGAATAATTTTAGGATCTATTCCTGACCATTTAGACTTCTTACTCTTACTTACTTTTTCTGCTACTTTCTTAGAATCAAAAGGTTTTTTAAAATGGGAAACAAGTGTAGTTACACTTATCCAATCAATGTTACTGTCATCAAGACTTTTATAACTATGATCACCTGCATTAAATACTATCATAACTTTTCTAATTCATCTTCTTCATCTTCTGTAGCAATAGCTTCCCATTTACCTAATGGACACTCTGAAGATAATGATCTTGTTTTAAAATTAAGTGAGCATCCACATTCATTACAACATGGAGCAGTACCTTTTACAGCACACTTCCTACCTTTATGTTCACATTCATCACAAATAGAATATCTGAGTCTTGCTATTTCTTCTACTGTTTCATCTCTGATGACAGTATTAGTTATTCCCTCCAGAATCTGTTTCCGGTTCTCCCAAATTATTTTGAGTGTATTTTTCATTTTTATTATTTATAAATGTTTCTAATTTTTTATCCATTTTATCCAATTTCTCTGATAAAAGAATTAATTTTTGTACTTTTTCTTCAAGCATTTTTTTATTGTAATATGCGTTGAATGTAGAAGTGTCATGATTTTTTAAATAAGCTTTATATTTATTTATTGATTTTTTTACTAAATTTTTTTTAACAACAAAATGACCTAAACCTTCTACATTAATTCTTGGTTCATCTAAACTTGTTAATGATTCTCTAAGTTTTTTATAATAAAAATCCATTACAGATTCTACTAATGTTTTAGAAAGTTCATTTTCCTCAGAGAAATCTTTATAACATTCTCTTGCTTTTTTAGGTATCATCTACCAAGAATTTTATAATCCAATAAAATATCACCTTCAGTTTGTACTTTAATATCTTTATTGATTAATATTAACTTTTTGTTTTTAGAATCTTTTTGAATAAGATTATTTTTCTCACATTTATTTATACAGTTCCTTACTGTTTGTGGAGATTTAAATATACCATATTCTTCAGATGCATCATAACAGAAATGCGTTAATTCAATAGGACCTATTAAACTTAAAAGTGTAAGACAATTTAAATCAGATTCTGTAACAACTATGTTATTTATATAACAATGAGTTAAAATCTGAAATTTAACAACATCTTTTCTATTCATTATGACCCTTTTTTGTACTTGATTTACAAGGGCCATCTCTTATTGTTTTTTAAGTTTTCTTTCTTTAGGGGTATCAACTTCATTCTCTAGATCTTCTTCTGAAGGGGGTGTCATCATCATTGCATATTGCATTTGAATATTTGCTCTTTTGAATCTTAGTTCATCAATTTCACAAAGTTTCTTTTCATATAAATACTGAGCATCTAAGTAAGGCATAGATTCAGTATAAAACTTCAACATTTCATCTTTTTTTAATTGAAGTTCTTCAGCTGATAATTCTGAATGTTGGTTTGAATTTTCCATTTTTATATATTTAAAGTTTAGACAAATATACAAGAAAAGTTTAAACAAGATATATTTAAACAAAAAAAATCCAGGCATACTACATACCTGGATCTCTATAAGTTAATTAATTTTACTAGTGTCTTCTAGCACAGCCACCTACTCTACCTCCTCCACGACCACCACCTGTACCTGATCTATATGGACTTCCACGTCTTCTTCTTTTTGGACGATCTGATAAAGCATCTGATGCAGAATTATTTTCAAGCATGCTATTACCTGTTTGAGAATCATTACTACCTACAGTTCCAGTTGAAAAGAAGTCATTAGTTATATCTCCTCCCATTTCATATAATCTTTTTCCTGTTTTCATAATTATCTATTTTTTAAAGTAAAGTTTAATATAGTAATAAGATAAAATTCTCTAGATTTATCTATCTCTAAAGTAAATATATCTATACTAGATATTCTTAGTCTTATCATTATTTTGTCCCATTGTTTATGGACTTGATTCCAATTGTTTCTTAATTTCATGATCCTATTTCAAAATGCATCCAGTCATAATTCTTTTCTCTACCTAAAGAAATAAACCCATACTTGTAGAATATATCTATCATAGATTTATACTCAGGTTTTGCAAATCTTGCTGTAGTGCTTGTTTCTTTCAATGTATTTCTAGCAGGATCTAAGTCAATAGCTATACCCCATGAATGCTTACTCCATGCAGAACCTCCACGCATTTTTCTATAGTTAAAGCAACCACCAAATAAATCAATACCTAGTTCTTTTATTCTAGGTAAACCATAGGTAGTTAAAAGTTCTTTAAATACAGCTTCAAACTTAGGAGCTACAAGTTGATGACATCTCATCTTAGTTACTGTCTCATCAGTATCCCATGCCAATCTCATTGGATATGGAAGATTTAAAGTTACTAAGTAACCAGCACCAGTTTCATTTGGTACTCCGTATTTTTTAGTAGTCTGTGTAGTACTTAACATATTACTTAGATTCTTTGTTAAATTTTCTTACAAATACTTTAGAAATAAAGTTTCCTACTTTTTTAAGAAACCCATTTTCAGACTCAACAGTTACTTTAGTACCTTCAGAGTCTTTAGTAACATTAATATCTAGTTTCTTACTGTCATAAACAAACTCTTTTTTCTCTTCATCTTTTTTAAGAGTTGTTTTAATTTTAGGTGTTTCAACTTCTACATTTACTTTTTTACCTTCTTTTTTTGCTTTGATACTTACTTTCTTAGTCTTAGCATTTACTTCAAAGTCTTTAATTTTCTTCTTTTGGCTCATTTTCCAAATCTTTTGGGTTTTCAACTGTTAATTGTGATACAGCAGCCGTAACAGCTCCTGCAGTAACTAAATATCCTGCCGTAGTAATTACAATAGCAGGTAATGATATTGGAGCAGTTAATATTGCTCCACCTATAGCTCCAACTGCTAGTCCAACTTTCTGTACATTTTTCCAGAACTTAGGAGTTTTTGCTTTCCATCTCTTCATTAACATATTCTTCTCTTTTTGTTATAATGGCATAATTATTTTTACTTGATGGAAT